TCTTGCCATTTCAAGATATTGTGTTTCCCAATTAGGAATTTCTTTAATCCATTCTTTAATCATTTTCTCATCTCCTGTGCTTTGTCTCTCCAATACTGCCTATCATCTTCACTAATCCAAGGATTGTGCATCTGAATACAAGCATGTTCTAACCATTGCTCTTTAGTCCAATCTTTCTTTGGAGTCATATGATCTTTAAGGCTCATAATTAAGCAACAATAACTCTTTTCTTTCCTTCTGGTTTCTCATATACTCCCCAGTAGAACGCATAGTATAAGTGAGATCATACTCAGCAGTACGCCACCCCTTAAACCTATCCTTGATAAGCTTGTCCGCATTATAGCTAACCATACTATGCATTGAATTGTTAGCGCAATCTTCAGCAAATCTGTCATGATCAAATTCTTTATGCATTGCTCCCTTATGTCCATACAGATTATCCCTTATAGCATAGGGAGGATCTAAGTACATAAAAGCAATTTTACCACCAAAGTCTCCATCCATCAAGTAATCATATGAATAGTTAGTTATAGTCCACTTACTAATTATCTTAGAATACTCGGGTAGTTTTTCAATTCCCCTAATAGAAAAATTAGACATAGATGCTTGCTTAGAGAATGAAGAAGATTCTGTAAGCCCACTAAAGGAACATTTATTTACTATGTAAAATGCAGCAGCTCTTTCAAAACTACCTATCTTATTATCATTAATAACTCTCTTGGAATTATTAAATAACTCTCTTGCTGATTCATGACTATCATGATTTAACTTATAATCTCTTAAAGTATGAGTTAAATCTTCACCATGCATCTGAAGATTATTCCAAAAATTTACTAAAGGTTCATATAAATCATTTACCCATATATTAAGATGAGGATACTTCTGGCAAAAATATAATGCTACACTTCCACCACCTACAAAGGGTTCACGTAATTCTTTATAGTCTCTAAGGTCAGGAAAGTATTGCTCCATCTTAGATATGGCTCTTGATTTACCACCAGGATATCTAAGAGGAGTCTTTAATCCTTTTTTAATCATCTTTCTCCCTCCTATAATAATCCCCCAAAGTACCACTCATTAAAGTTTCACTAATCTCGCCATGTGGGGTGGTTACTGTAGGTTCTACATGATCATTCTTTTCTCCAAACTTCTTCTTAGGTAAAGTTTCTTGCCATGCAGTAATCAATACCTCCAACTCTTTTATTCTTTCCTTTGCTTGTGCAATTTTATCTTTTGTGTTCATTTGAATTCACACTCCTAACAATTCAGCAAGAGGATTTATATATTCTACCTCTTTTTCTTTAATAATGAAAGGTTCTTTATACTTTAAATATTGATCTGGACAAAAATGTCCACCATATTGCTTTATAGCTGCGTGGGTATTCTGTCTCATAGTGACGTACTCTAAATTATCTACACAATTATTAGATACATCATGATCAATATGATTAATAATAACTGTTTCTCTAATCCATTGCTTCACATCTTCAGGTAAATATGGATATGATTTAGAAATTCTTTTTGGAGGAAATTCATCAATAGACATATGAGTATTTGCTACCAATTTATGAACTGCCATTGTTCTTTGGCAACAATTTCCATTATTTTGCCCATGTTTTCCCTGAATAGGATATTGATATTCAGATCCATACATGTTAATGTCTTGAAAGAAATCGTATGGCAATCTAAAACTGACTCTCATTGCTGATATTATTTTATCTCCAACTTTTAAAGGAGAACCATAAACATTTCTTTTATTTGGATTTTTATTAGTTTTATATGAAGGAGCTGGTTTTAATATTTTACAATACTCTGGATCATATGATCTATCCCATCCAGCAAAACCACTTAACTTAGGACATAATGTACTTCCTCTTGGTTTATTACCAAAATGTGAAGCAATTCTTCCCTTATTAGATACAGAATACCAAGGATGAACCTTTCCATCAACAACAGATGATTTCCAAACTTCACCAGGTAAACTTATACTTTTTAAAGATCTTTTTGAACCTAATATTGAACTCATTTGAATTCACACTCCACCATGATTTCAGTTAAACATGCAAGCATATTTATTTCTTGATCCGCGACGAAGGCAATCTGATATTGATACTTAGCAATAATAAGAACAGCAGCGGGAATAGAGGAAGAAACCAAGGAACTTGAAAGAGAATCGTAAATCCTACGTAATAAAACACCAGGATCATTGTCCAAGTTATCGACACACCATTTACGTACTTCAGTAAAATTCTTCTGTTTAAGATTTTTCGTAAGATCATTTACACTAACGTCTGAAAATGTAGCAAGAATACCACTATCTATCTTTCCACTAACAGAGTATCTCTGACACTCATTTAGAACTCTTCTCCAATCAGGAAAATGATTATTAATAAGTTGTGCTAATACTTTCTTATCAGTCTCTATTCTTTCCTTATCTAAAATATCATTAAGTCTTTTAAAGAATGCTGCTGCTATCTCTTGCTTTGCTTTACCTTTAATACCAAACTCTACTACTGCACATCTGGAATGGAGCGGTTCTATGATTTTGTTCTTGTAATTGCAGGTAAAAATGAATCTGCAGTTGTTGGAGAACTCCTCAATACTCGCTCTAAGAAGGAGTTGTACGTCGGGAGTGGTATTGTCTGCTTCGTCAATGATGATGACTTTATGCTTTGCCTCAGAAGAGAAAGAGACTGTAGACGCGAAGTTCTTGGCGTTGTTCCGAACAGTGTCGAGAAACCTACCTTCATCCGATCCATTAATGACATAAACATCTACTCCTAATTGATTACATAGTGCCTTTGCTACTGTAGTCTTACCACACCCTGCAGGACCTGCAAGTAAAAGGTTAGGCACTTCACCTTTATCTAGGAAATCAAGAAAAGTCTTCTTAATACTTTCTGGTAAAATACAATCTTCAATAGTTTTGGGTCTATATTTTTCAACCCACAAAAATTCATCTCTCATATTTTAGGTTTAGGACGTGGGTTTGTACGTCTATTAATTATTGATATAAACTTATCAGCAGCAAAGTAGCCACCAACACATACCTCCAACTCATCACCATCTTTCCAATTAACAGTGCCATCCATCTTAGTGTGTAACATTGCTAATTGAATTTCATCAATCACTTTTTGTGTTAATCTCATTATCCAAAAGTAGAATCAGGTTCTAAAGCTATGTAATATCTTAAATCACGATCCTTATTAGTAAATTTAGAAAGTAATTTTTGAGATACAACTACATCATAAGTTCCAGGAAGAATCTTAATATTCTCAATTTTAAAATTAAAAATAAATTTCTTATCAGTCTCACCAACTATAACAGAGAAACTATTAGAAGTATCATTCTTCTTATCTCTTACTACCAATTTAACCACACCTTCTCCACCTTTAACAGCAAGATCTGGCAATTGATATACTGCTGCTGCCTTAAGAAGTTTATCTAATTGTTGAGTACTTAACTCAAAACTAACATCTTCTGTAGGGAGAGTAATCTCCTTATCTGGTGGAGTAATAATAACTTGAGGATCAGCAAAGAAATACTTAGATCTCATCTTGCCTTCTTTAATTACTACATGACCATCATTCTCAAAATCCAAATCAGGATTATGATGTAAACCAAGTCCATTAAGGAATTGATTAAGATCATAGATACCAAAATCCTTTGGCAACTCCTCCTCCACTGTTGCTTCAGCAAGGATGTTCTTCATCACACTTATAGTGCGAAGTTTACTTCCCTGCTTAAACAGAATAGACTGATTAATTGTAGAAAAGTTTTTAAGAAGTGATAGTGTATTATCAGAAAGTTTCATAACCACGGGTCGGAGTTTCATTTAATTGCCCACTGAAATGGTATAGTAGGAGTGTATAATGTAGTGCTTTTAATATATCTCTTTTTGCTTGTCCCTTCTTATCATACCTACTTAGATACTTAATAGCATTAGATCTACAGAATGATTCTGCATCTCCTACTGACTCAATAAGATCTAGTGTCTGTACATCATTATTAGCAGAAGTATAGTGTCCACCATAAGTGGTAGAAATATAATTCTTAAGAGCTTCGATAGACTCATCTTCTTTATACTTTCTAGGATTATTTGATTCTATTCCAGGAGTATTAAAATTAAAAGTATCAACAGATCCTACAGTAGGATAAGCATCATCACTAAAAGTGATGTGATTCCATTCACTACCAGACCCTGAATCAATATTAAAATTGCTAGTATCAATACTAATATTATTAACTTCATCAGTAAGATCAAAATTAACATATCCTGCTGATGCAGTATTACCATACCCTACTGTAACAATAGGATCATACTCATCACTTTCTTGGGGTGTCACCCTCGTT